GCGATCCGCCCAGTACGCCGCAGACATCTTACCCTTTGCGATGTTCTCGCCGTGCCGCGCCTTGAACGACTCGCGCCGCGCCTTGTCTGCCTTGCTCTCGCCCTCGCGCTTGGGCGAGCCGGACACGCCCTGCTGGCCGAAGCGGATCGTTTTGATCTGGTCGCCCGACTTGGCGACGACAACGTGCGACTTCGTGGCGTGCCCCGGCGTGCGCTTCGGCTGGTTGTAGCCGGAGACGCCCGCCCGAGCCAGCCGAGGGTCTTTCGCGGCCATCATGCCGAGACCGCCTTGATCACCGCAAACCGGATCACGATGGCCTCGGCAAGGTTGCCTGCGGTCACGTTGCGCACGTTGATCGCCGCCGATCCTGCCGCACACTGCGCGTTCAGCGTGTAGGCGCCAGCGGTGCCGCCAGACAGGTGATTCATGACCAGAATGTCGCCCGCCTCGATGACCGTGTTGGTCAGCGTGAACGACACCGTCGTGGCTGCGTTCAGGTTCGCCGCGTCCATCGTGATCGAGCCGCAGGACTTGCTCAACGTCACGGCGGTTGCCTTGCCCGAGCCGCTGCCCTGCGTGACCACGCCGCCCGCGCCTAGCGCGTAGCCGACCTTCCCGGTGCCGTTGACGAGTTGATTGCCAGACTCCGCAATGCCGTACCACGAGTTCGTCGCCTGATAGAACCGCAGGCGAAGTGCGGTATTGGCCTGCATACGAGCCGGAGCGCCATAGACCGCTGTCGCACCGTTGAGTGAGATCGTCAGCGCGGTGATGTCCTGCGTGGTCGTGATCAGCACCTCGGTGCCGTCAGCGGTCGTCGTGTTCAGCGGCAGCGTGATCGTGCCGGTGGCCAGCGTCGAGACCGGCTGCAGCAGCATCCACTGCTGCTCGGCGACCGGCGTCGGCACGGCCAGGCTGAAGCCCGTCGTCGGCACATAGACGTTGGTCGCCACGCTCGGCGATGCGAACTGCTGCTGGAAGTAGGTCAGCAGCGCGTTGACGCTCACGCGCCGAGCGTCACCGTTGGCCGTGTTGTAGACCGGGAACTGGTCGCCGCTCGACAGTTGCGACAGGGAAGAAAGCTGATTGATCGTGGGCATCAGTTGAACTCCAGATTGCCGTCAGGACCTGCCTGCACGGGATCGACAGGCGCGGGCATGTACGGGTCGCCATACGAGCGCCACGGCTTCCAGCCAGCGCCGACAGGCATGGTGCGCGGCAGTTGCTGCTGGGCAGGCATGGCCGCGCGCGACAACAGCGTGTTGTAGCCAGCCTTCGCCACCGCCTGCGTCTGCGGCGATGGCACCTTGCCGAAGCTCGGCGACAGACGCAGCGCGAGATTGGTGATGATCGCCTCGTTCGCGCTGTCGGGCACATCGGACGGCTCGGTCAGGCTCGCATCCTGCGGCGAGCCGGGGATCGGGTAGGCCAGCCGGATGCCCTTCGCGTTCCACTCGGCCATCATCGCGTCGAGCCGACGCAGCGCCGACTGCAGATCCTGCGGCGCCAGATCGAAGACGTAGGCCGCCATGCCGATCTCCTCGAAGGCTGCGGTCACGAACTGCTGCTTGCTGTAGCCCATGATGGCCCCTTGGCTCAGATGCCAGCTTCGCCGGGTTCGATCCGCAGGTTCGGCGTGCCGGCGGCCGCGATGTGCGCGACGGTGTCGGCATCCTGATCCTTCTGGATCACGATCACCTGGTTCGGACGCAGCATCAGGTCGGCGGTGGTCGCCGTGCTGGTGCCGAAGCTCACGCGAACGTGCAGCGTGTTCGTGGTGTCGAGGTTCTGCAGGCGCAGGCACTTGTTGCCCAGGCCGATCGTCGTCGTGCCCGAGCTGGTCGAGGTGGCCACAGTCTGGCCAGCGCCGTAGCGCGGTGCGAATGGTCCGTAGATCATGCCGATGCCTCCTGCTGTTTCATGTGCTTGATGATCGCCGCCAGGAGCGTCTCATCGCCCCAGCGCCGATCCACTTTCAATCCGATGCGCGCGGCCTGCTCGAGCATTTCCTCGCGCGTCGGCGGCGCATCGTCGGCGACTGCTGCGACAGGCTCGGGTGCCGGCGGATTGATCGCCGCGAGCGTCTTGGCCGTCGATGCCGCCCCTGCTGCGTCACGCTTGGCGAGGAAGTCTTCAGCGGCCTCCTGCAGCGTCCAGAACCAGCCGTCGGCCACCGCTGCTGCGGCGTCGTCGGCGCTCACCACGTCGCGCGTGCCGTAGGTCGTCCACTGCGGGCCGAAGTGCGGGCCGGGACAGCGGTAAAGGAAGGTCGGGTATTCCATCAGCGGCCCTTCTTCGCCGTCTTCGCCGACGCCTTGAAGGCTGCGGCGGACGGCGCGCCCTTCGCGCCAGGCGAGCGCATGCGCTCCTTCGAGCCTTTCTCGATGCGCTCGCGCTTGGCGTTGATGTTTGAGTACAGGCCCTGCTTCATTTCTTGCCCCCTTTCGCCGGAGCCTTCGACGGCTTGCCCGCCTTCATCGCAGCCGTGCGCGCAGTCGAGAGCGCAATGGCGATCGCCTGCTTCTGCGGCTTGCCGGCCTTCATCTCCTTCGAGATGTTCGAACTGACCGACTTCTGCGAGTAGCCCTTCTTCAACGGCATGCTGCCTCCATCATGAAAAAGCGGGCGGAGGTCGAATGCTCCCGACCTTGCCGCCCGCGCAGTGATGCACCGAGACCCTATCAGCTCGCTACGCGGTAGATCGTGTAGGTCGCCGCAGCGGTCTTGCGCGCACGGAACAGCCCGGAGTTGCTGGCTGCAACAGCCATGTTTCCGAGCAGCGTACAGCCCGCCACGCCACCGCCGACCGAGATCGTGAACGCGTTGGCGCCCCCGGTGTTGATCACCGAGAAGTCCACCGAGTCGTTGATGGCCAGGTTTGTCGCCGCATCCAGCAGCGTGCCGGTGGGCGGCGTTGCGGTCACGGCAGCTGCGGTGGTCGAGGTGACGATGCCGCCCAGGATCATCGCTGCAGTGAGGTCGCCGGTCGCGTTGAGCGCGATCGGGTCGTTCTGCAGGTTCCAGTCGCCGTCATTGCTGACATGCGGCGCGGTGCCGACCTCAAAGAAGACCGGGAAGTCGCCAGCCTCGACGATGATCGTCGCCCCGTTGGCGAAAGCCGACGAGGTGTAGGTGGTGTTGATGACGGTCTGCAGGAGGCTGCTCTGCGTCGGGTAGTTCGGGAAGCCGACCTGCTGCGATACGGTCGCGGTGCCTGCGGTCTGGACGACGATTCGCTGGTTCGCGGTGAGGACGACCGTCGCGTTGCCTTGCGGAAGAACGGTGGTGTAGGCCATGATTCGAAGTTCCTTTCAGTGTTCGATCAGTGCGGGCCGGTATGCTCCGGCCCGCTCGGCATCAGGTCTGCGAGAACATCACGATGCCCGACATTTCCGGCTGTTTGTTGACCACGCCGTAGAGCGTGTCGAGCCGGTACTTGGTCTTCATCGTGTTGATGTCGTACTGCTTCGTCATGACCAGTTCGATGCCCTGATCGGTTGCCGCACGCATCGCGGCCACGCCCGCATCGCTCGGCACTGCGTACCGGCCCGGCAGGATCTCCAGCGCGTCTTTCTGCCAGAACGGGTTCATGCTGCCCGTGACGGTGTTCTGGAAGGTGATACCGGCGGTCGCCGAAGTCGTCGGGATGGTGCAGTTCTGGTACTGCGCCTCGGCGTCCGAGCCGCCCTGGTTGCTGATGATCGGCGGGCTGATCACGAGCGTGGTGCCGCCGGCCGGGACGCTTATGACGCGGAAGGTCTTCAGCACGCCAGTGGACTGCTTCGTGATCGCATGGACGTCGAACACGTTGGCGATGGTGAACGCATCACCAGCCACGACGCTCGCCGAGGACGACACGGTCACGGTCTGAAACCGGTTGTCCACGTTGCTGGTCTCGCCGGTGGCCGCAGTCGTGGTCGCCTTCGGCACCCAGTAGTTGCCAGCCGCCGGCAGCGTGCTGATCTGCAGGCCCGCGCCGCCGGCGGCAGCGACCTTGCGCACCGCGTAGTCGAGCTTGTAGGTCTCGAACGAGGCCAGCCGGCCGACGTAGGCGCGGCGCAGCGCGCTGTCGCTGATGTCGTTGCCGAACGAGCGCGAGGCTTTTGCCAGATCGCTCGCCATGCCGTTGTAGTCGCGGGTCGAAAGCGCGAGGTAGCGGTCATTGTCCATGACGCCCTTCTCGTTCATCCGAGCCTCGATCTCGGCCACATCGTCGAAGCCCGAAGCGGCGGCGGGACGCTTGACGAAGATCGAGCCTTGAAGCGCGGCGACGTTCATGATCGCGACGTTGATGTCCGAGGCCAGCTTCTGCTTCGCGGCGTCACCGAGACGGCCTTCCTGCAGCGAATCGCGCAGTTCGGTCGCGGTCATGACCCACGGCACCGAGCGGCTGAAGCCGATTGTCGCCGGCACGGTCAGCTGGGTGTAGTCGTCGAAGTTGCCGGACATGTCGGTCCCGGCGTAGGACACGGAGATATACGGCATCGGACGCCAGATGACGTTGTTCGTCCGCTCCATCATCGTCTGGTCGGTGTTGAAGGTCGCGACGTTGCGCGACAGCACGAGCGCGTCCTGGAAACCTTCGAGCAGGCTTTCGAACGCGACGCGCTCTTCTTTCGAGAATGAGTTGGCCACAGTAGGCTCCTAGATAAATGAGTGGTGACGGCTCTTCGCCGCATCTGCTGCACACTCACCCTGTCTAGCCGGGCGGACGCTCGTTCTCTGCCATTTCGGGCTGGCGATACCCACTTGCGAGAAATCATACCCCGCAAGCAGGTATCGCGCAAATGGTCAAGCCCGCTGCTTGTCTTTCATCTGCTGCCGGAAGCGCACGACCTTCGTGTAGTCGCCCGTGCGCTCGGCCTCGGTTCGCAGCCGCTCCAGCGTCTGGTTGGAGGATCCGCCGACGGGCGCGGTCCCCGCCGGCACGCCCCGTTCGGGCGCGGGCGGCTTGGATCTGGGCTGTACTTTCAATTGTGCCTCCAATTTTGCGACTGCAAATGCGAACTTGACAGGATCGGTCACCGCGGCGAGTTCCTTTGCCCGCTTCGGGTTCTTGCCCAGTGCGTAGACCACGAGCGCCGGGTTGTCGCTGCCCTGCAGGACGACCGCCTGCTGCGTCTGGCTGAGCGCCTCCATGACAGCGCCCTCGGCCTCGTCGTAGTCTCGCACCTTCAACGCGGACTTGGCCTTGCCGTAGGCTTCGAGCTTGCCCTGCCAGGCCGTGCGCTCCTCTTCGGCCCGCCGATCGGCCTCGCGCTTCTGCTGCTCGACCTGATCGCGCTGCCTGTACCACGCCTCCAGCGCCGGTTCGTACTTGTCCGTGTCGTAGTCGTGATCCTCGAGCTTCGGCTTCGGCGGCAAGGATTGCACGACCGGGGCGGCAGGTATTGCCGCCTGCTGCTGCTCGTACTCGCGGACCTTGCGCTGCAGCTCGCGGTGCGACTTCCGCAGTTCGCGCACCCACTGCGGCGCCCGTTCGGCCTCCTGCTCGGCCTCGCTCGGCTGCTCGTCGCCGATCAGCACCTGCACTTCGTCCGGATCGGCCTCAGCTTCGACTTCGGCCGGTGTCTCGTCGCCCTCTGCCGCCGGTTCTTCGGTCGGCTCGGCCTCGACCGGATCGGCTTCGATGGCGTCTTCCGGTTGCTCGGTGATGTCGTCTTCTGTCTTGATGGTCATGCGGTCTCCTGCTCGCGCGTATTCGGCCGCGCGGATGCCGTCCAGCCCCGCCGGCTAGTGGATGGTGTACCCGAGCAGGCCCAGCACCAGCCTGCGCTCCGAGTCTTCAATCAGGCGCACGATCTCCTCGACCTCGGCATCCTCGCGCAGGATCGAGCGCAGTTCCTGCGCCGCTTGCGCCAGGTCGGTCTCGCGCTGCTCATTGGTCAGGCGCTCGCGCTGCGCCAGCTCGAGCTTGGCCAGTTCCCGGCGCAGGCTTTCCGCCTCGGCGAGTTCGCCGCGGTAGTCGATCAGCTTCCTGGCGATCCGCTGCGCCTGCGGTCGCTCGGAGTCGGCCATCGTGCGGGCAATGCGCTGGACGTCGCCCTGCTCGATACGGGCGAGACTTGCCTCCAGCATCTCGCGCTCGCGGCCCCAGCCTTCGCCGCGCAGACGGCCTCGGCGCTTGGCCGATGCGCCGCCGCCGCCGGTATCGACCGGCGCAGGCGGAGTGCCGCCGCCCCACGACGTCCCCCACGATGTGGCCCAAGAGGTGCCCCAGGTGTTGTAGGCGAAGCCCATTGCTTACACCGGCCCCCACTCGTTGCCGGCCGCGCCGGTGCCCTTGACCTGAACGTCGTTGACGTACTGGATGTTGGCGTCGATCTGGTTTGCGACCGTGAACGTCAGGCTGTCGGTCTTGGCCTTGACTGCCGTCAGGTCGGACGCGGTCGCCAGCCCGGTTTGAATCTCGGTCACCGCGTCGGTGGCCAGCGCACTTGCGTTCACCGCATTGGCGGCAATGCTCGCCACCGCCACGCTGTCACCCGGCAGCAGCGCGAACACCTGCTCCCGGAGGTCGATGGGGTCAGCACTCGCGGCGGTTGCCCGCAGCACGAAGTCGCCCAGCGTGTCGGTGTGCGAGGTGGTCAGTGCCACGTTGTACCAGCCGGTGCCGCGCTCGGTGACCACGGGGGAGATCGACGCGAATGCCGCGCCGTCCTTGCTCAACGTGATCGCCAGGGTCGCGCCCGTCAGCCCGGTAACGTGATCGGATGACGCGGTGAGGAAGACCATCAAGTTTCGCGCAGTCGATTGCTTGAGCATGTTCTATCCCTTGTTGACCACGCGAGACTTGCTGTACCCGCTGCCGCCT